CATCAATTGATGTTGCTATTAACTGCTTTTGAGCTGGTGTTAGATAGTTAAAATTATTGCTCGTGGATCGAGGAACTGATATGATATAAACATTATTAAAATTACAGCTATCTGCATATAAGGCTTGGTTAATAAGAGCTCTTTCAGTTAGGGACGGCTGATTTATTCCTAGATTATAGAAATAATTTAAGTAGTTTGTGAGATATTCTGTATTATTAATTACTCTAACATGTGATATCAAATTTGCGAAATTTGTTAATATAAATGTCTCGTAATCGTTTGTTGTAACAAGTCTGTACTGACTCTGAAAATTTGTTGGCGCAAGTTTTCTAATATCTTCTGCAGTTTGAGGAGCTTGAATATCTGTTGAGCTTGATGTATTTTGTAGTCTTAATACATTACTAATTTGTGAGCTGTTTAAAAATGTATATTGAGATCCTACAGTGTCGTTCAATATGCTTGTAAGCTGTGATGTATTAAGACTGACAAGTTTTGTGGTTTGAGGGTTTAAAGCGTTTGGTCCAATAATTCCATTCACTCCGTCACTCTGAAGGTAGTATATTGCAACTTTATCATCTACATTGAGTTTTTTTCCATTAATATCATCACCAAATTTAATTTCGTAACGCATATTACCGTTAAGTCTAATTTCATATTTTACATCACTGCTTGACTCAAGGTATAAACTTTTTGTAGGAAAATACTGGTACCATTTTCCGTCTTGTGTGGAGTATACATACACGTCAATATTGAAATGGTCAACAAGCACAGATGATGTGTTGAGTATTACAATTTCATTATTATCGCCGGCAGCTGTGTATGTAGGATATTCCTGATATTTTCCTTGATAGAGAAATTTTTCTTGAGATAGATTTGTAAGAGCCTCGAATGTGCTTGAATTTGTTGTTTTTGCAAAAGTAATGTCTTCAGTAAATGAAAATGCAATACTATTAACATTTGTGTATGTATATCGCGGAATGGTGTATAGTCCAATTCCAACATTTTGTGCTGACGCATTAAATGAGAGCGTTGATGTCTGCAAACCAACTGGGTTGTAATCGAGAAGTTTAACAATACGATTCATGTTTTCATACAGCTGTGCTTCTGTAAACATTGACTCTGTGCTTGTTTTGTTTAGATAATAAATTAGGGTGTTATACGAAAATGAAATAATATCAATAATCGATGACAAATTACTACCAACGAAATTCTGGTCTGTAAATGTTCCTTGTTCGTTTAATCTGTCAACGATAATTTGACGAAGAGACATTGCATCAAATGCAATATATCCTCCGGCTGGAACATTAAATTGATTTTGCTGTGGTGTAATAGCCATTAGTTAGAAGGTAGTAGTATAAACGACTGATTTTTAATATCGAGTGCGTAGTTTACTGTATTAGTAGTATTTAATGTCGGAAAACTCATTATCAAACTGATGTTGTACTTGTTGTTGTCGGGATCTGACTGAACGTTAACGTTAATTATATTTACGCGAGGTTCATAATTTGAAACAGACTCATGTATTCTGTCACCAATTAGTCGAGCAGTGCTTCGTGTAATTGGTAGAAATAAAAATTGTCTTAAATCGAGGCCATAATCAGGAAATAAGAATCTCTGGCCAGGAATTGTGTTAAACAAGTTTGTAAGAGAGTTTCTAATTGCTGCGTAATCAAGACTTACCTCAATATCTTTTCCTGGAACCGGGAATGGAAATCCTCTTGTTACAATTTTATTTTGTGCAATATCTAAGGTAAGATCTTGATATATGTGTTGCTGTTGCGTATAAGAGTTTGCAAGCTTCTCTAAACTTTTTATCTTGATAGCCATTCTTCTCTATTATTTAGTTGCTGACCGCATAAATAATAACACTACAAGCAAATATGAATAAAAATTTTGACGTTTTATTTGAAAATCTCCTTGAGAGATACCAACAAGGTGGTCTTCTTATCGGAGATCGTGTTAAATTCCGCAAAGATGCTCTAAAATTAGATTTCTTTAAAAATAAGGCGGCTAATTTCATCGAAATGGTGAAAACAGTGTCTGAGCCGAGTTTTGATCTTACTCTTCGCGTTAGTGCAATTAAGAGCATCTATCCAACAACAACTCAGAATTATAGAGGTGGCACTGAGTCTCCTGATCATATCTTTGTTGATGTAATCATTGAATACGCTCCTGGTTTATATAGAAATCCAATGACTGTTCCTATTGAATCACTCGAGCTTCAAGATGATGGAATTAATCGTGGTCCAGTTCCTGATAGTGTTAAGCGTAAAAGTAAGATTCACGGACCTGAGCCTGTTAAGACAAAGGAAAACAATAATCTTAAAGCTGAAGTAAATCTCACAAACAAAAACGCTCCTATTCCAGGAGGTAAGAAGTGGGGGGATTCTCCCGGCGGAGGATCTGATTGGAAACCGCTTCCAAAGAATAAGCGCAACAAGTAAAAGTAGCAATGCGCTAAAATCAGTATAAAATAATCACACTCAAACTATGTACAACAACTGCTAATTTATGATATTCGATGAACAAATCTCCCGCAAACCTAACAACTATCCTTGGACGGATGAATTTATCGATTCAATGCATGCAGGATTTTGGACAGATAAAGAGTTTTCATTTAAATCTGATATTCAACAGTTTAAGGTAAATTTAACAGAACAGGAAAGAGAAATTGTTATTAGAACTCTTTCAGCTATTGGTCAGATCGAAGTTGCAGTAAAAACTTTTTGGGCCAGGCTAGGAGACAATCTACCTCACCCTTCATTACAGGATCTCGGATATGTAATGGCTAATGTGGAGGTCATTCACAATAATGCATATGAAAGACTTATATCAGTTCTCGGGCTCGAAAATATTTTTGAGGAAAATCTTAAGCTGGAGTGGATTGAGGGAAGAGTAAAGTATCTTAAAAAGTATACACACAAGTTCTATAAAGATTCAAAAAAACAATACCTGTATGCATTGATTCTCTTTACGTTATTCGTTGAGAATGTCAGTCTGTTTTCACAGTTTTATGTTATTAATTGGTATGCACGCTTTAAAAACGTTCTTAAGGACACAGACCAGCAGGTGAAGTATACGCGCAACGAGGAGAACATTCATGCCCTTGTTGGAATCAAAATTATCAATACAATCAGAGAAGAGCATCCCGACCTGTTTGATGAAGAGCTCATTGCGCGCATTGTTCAGGAGGCTGGGATGGCTTTTGAAGCAGAATCAAAGATTATTGACTGGATGGTCAATGGTGTAAGTGAGGAAGGGCTATCAGCTCCTATTCTTAAAGAATTTGTTAAGAAGAGAATTAATGAATCTCTAGTGCAGATTGGATTCCCGACTGCTTTTGAAGTTGATAAGGAAATCGTTAAGCCTACACTCTGGTTTGATGAGGAATTATTAGGCAATAATATGAGCGATTTTTTTAGTACGCGTCCTGTAGAATACGCAAAGCACAATCAATGTTTTGATGAAGACTCTCTATTCAATGATTAAAATAGTTTCTTGTCGAACAACATATTATAAATTTTTTAAATGACAAATACGCACGATTATTACTGGCTAAACAAAGATTCACGCAAATTTCTTAGTCGCGGATACCTTATAGATGGTGAAACAGCTGAACAAAGAATTGAAGAAATTGCTAACACAGCTGAAAAATACCTTTATAAAGGATTTGCGGAGAAATTTATTGGTTATATGAAGGAAGGGATGTATAGCCTAAGCTCTCCGATTTGGGCTAATTTTGGTAGATCGAGAGCTCTCCCAATAAGCTGTTTTGGAAGCTGTATTGATGACACTATTGAGAGTATTCTCGAAAAGGTATCTGAGATCGGTGTTATGACTGCTGTTGGCGGTGGAACATCTGCTTATTTTGGTAAAATTCGCGGAAGAGGTGCCGCAATCTCATCAGGCGGTGAATCAACAGGATCTGTTCACTTTATGGAGCTTTATGACAGTCTAATGAGTGTAATTTCACAGGGAAGTGTTAGACGTGGGTCATTTGCAGCATACCTTCCGGTTGATCATCCTGACATTGAGGAATTTTTGCAAATTAAGGATGTTGGTAACACAATTCAAGACGTATCAATTGGGGTTTGTATTTCAGATGCGTGGATGAAGGATCTAATTGACGGAGACAAACACAAACGTAAGATTTGGGGTCTCATTATTAAGAAGCGCTTTGCGTCTGGTTATCCTTATATATTCTTTTCTGATAATGCTAACAACCAAGCCCCTCAAGTATATAAAGATAAAGAACTTGTAATTCATAACAGTAATTTGTGCGTTACAGGTGATACTATTATCGAAATAATTATTAATGATATTACATATCTTGAAATACCCATTAAAGATTTAGAATATTATAATAAAATTTATAGTAATATTAAGGTTAGATCATATGATATTGATTCATCTTCTGTTACATATGAAAGTATTACTGCCTTTGCACAAACCGGTGAGTCTGAAGATTTAATTGAAATTGAAGACGAAAAAGGAAATATAGTTCGTTGTACACCTGAGCATTTAATCTTTACTCAAAACAGAGGATATATTCAAGCACAAGAACTAGAAGAAACGGATATTATACAGAGTTGTAGTTAGACCGATTATATAATCTCACTGCATGCAACTATAAAAAAGAATAACAATTTAATACTTACAAATCATGATAAAAATTAGACGAATCAAAAGAACCGAACCTGTTTATGACATCACTGTTGAAAAAACTGCAAACTTTTTCGCGAATAAAATTTTAGTGCACAACTGTGCGGAAATTTCTCTTTCAAACTCAGTTGATGAATCTTTTGTGTGTGATCTTTCTTCTCTTAATCTTGAAAAATGGGAAGAATGGAAAAACACTGATGCCGTTGAAACTCTCGTGTACTTCCTTGATGCAGTTATGTCTGAATTTATTGAAAAGACAGAAAATATGAAATTCATGGATGCACCTCGTAAGTTTGCAATTAATCAGCGCGCTCTTGGTGTTGGGGTTCTTGGATGGCATTCTCTTCTTCACGCGAAATCAATTCCGTTTGAATCAATGGAAGCAAAAATTCTTAACTCAACAATTTGGAAGACAATTCGCGAAAAGGCTGACAGAGCAACAGAAGAGCTTGCAAAACTTCTTGGTGAGCCGCCTCTATTAGAAGGATATGGACGACGAAACACTACAACTCTCGCAGTTGCTCCAACAACTTCTTCGTCATTCATTCTCGGGCAGGTTTCACCTTCAATTGAACCTCTTAATGGAAACTATTTTGTGAAAGATCTTGCAAAAGGCAAGTTTACTTTTAGAAGCCCTCATCTTAAAGCTCTTCTTAAAGAGAAGAGTCAGCACACTGATGAAGTATGGGAATCAATTCTTAAGCGCGGAGGCTCTATTCAGCATTTAGAATTTTTAAGCGATCATGAAAAGGCTGTTTATAAAACATTTGGCGAAATTTCACAAAAAGAGATCATAATACAAGCTGCGGCTCGTCAAAAGTTTA